TTAGTTACCTGTTGCATCAACCATGGCATCGTTTGTTTGCACCGTTACCCAACCATGCTTCAAGCGGGCTTGTGCCTCCATGTAAGCAATCGTTTGGTCGTTGATTGAGGCATTAATCTTGTTGTTAGCTTCAGCTTCGGCGTTCGCTGCTGTAATCTTAGCGTCAGCATCAGCCTTAGCTTGTGTTTCCTTTGTCTTAGCTTCCAATTCAGCCTTCTTGTTGTCTTGGCCAGCCTTGATAATATCATCAATTGACTTTTGCGTTTGCTCATCAATTGATGGCGTTCCAAATGACAAATCTTCAATCACAAAGCCATAAGGTTCTGCCGACTTTTGGAAGCCCTTCAAGATACCTGCTTGTGCCTTCGTTGAATCAGTTCCAACGACTTCCAACAATGTAAATTGTGCCATTGATTCACGCGCTGCCTTTTGCAACTTTTGTGCCAACCAGCCAGTTTCAATGGTGTGAATGTCAGCTGACCCAAACTTCTTGTAGATTGAAACTGCCTTAGATGGATCAACGTGGTAAGAATAACTAATCTTCACATCCGTCTTCTTACCATCAGAAGTGGCAACCGCAACCTTTTGCTTAATAGATTGCGTCTTAATTGGATACTGGGTCACATAGTCCAATCCAACAAAGCGAATTCCTTGTGAGAGCGCCTTATCACGTACACCACCTGAAATGGCATAACGGATACCAACGTTACCATTATCAACGCGTTCAAAAAACTTGAATCCGCCAACGATGGCTAGCAATACTACCACAACTGCCCAAGCAATAACCTTAATCTGTTTACCCATACTTCTCCCCTGATATTATCTCCAAAAAGATATTTTTTTAGTTACACTAAATAGTTTACCGGAAATAACAGAGCCTGAACAGAGGCTGCCAAACATTTTTAAGATATGAAAAAAGAGCTGACCCAAACGGATCAGCTCTTTTAAGAAGTTCAAAACTGAACCCTCAAATTACTTTGAGAACTTATATAGGAAGGAAACTGACAAATATCACTCAAATATCGTGCATAAAACGCCTTGTTTTGGCTATATCTGTGCGATATATGCCCGCGAATTATTGGCGAGTGACCAAAGAGTGACCAAAGTGACCATAAAAAAAGCCCGAACAAAATTGCCCGGGGACTTGATATGTCTTTATTATATACGGCACCATATTGAATATCAATTTCAATACAAAAAAGCCCGTCCAGATTAAGTACATCGTACCTAGTCCAGACGGGCTTATTTTATATGTGGGCCAACTTGCGCATCTGTTTCAGTGTCGCAAGTTGGTCCATTTTAAATTAATTAGAAAATGCAGCTTGTAGCCGACAGACAAACAGCGTAAAACAAGACAAAGATTGGGTGATTATTGGTTTTGTAGCTAATAAAATCAGACGTTGTATTTTCATTTATCTGTTTATGTGTTTTTGGTGAGTGCTACAAATTGTGCTACATTTTCAATTTTTGTTGTGTACTGTATAATTAATTTTAACTTAATGTTATAAGGAGAAACTTACATGACTAAATTAACACATTGGACAGAAAGAGTCCTCCAATTTTTGGCATCAGAAACTGAAGATGACCGTATTTTATATGTAGGAAAGTTCAACGAGCTAATCGACAATGGTTTCTCTGAACGACAGGCATATATCAATCTGCACCGTGAGATTGTAGAGCCATTGCTTGTTGATGCTGACCTAACATGGGAAGAATATACCGAAGCAACCGCTAAAGCTATGACGCGTCCAACCTTATATGATGTAAAGGTCTGGATTGAGCTTGCTGGCAAGATTGGACCTTCTGCAGCTACAGGTAACTGGCATGCAGTTGAACATGACTGGAAATGGGACGTTCCAAGTAAATAACATAAAAAAGCCCGTCCGGATTAAGTACCTTTTGTACATAGTCCAGACGGGCTTTATCTATTTACTTATTCAGCGTATGCAGCCTTCAACCAGACCGACTCACCATTCATCTCTACTTCAATTGATGATCCAACACGTTGCAATACCTTGTATCGTCCATTCAAAGTGAAGTATTCGGGAACACCGTTGTTACCAAGACCGTTTTGATCCGCCAATGGGTTGCCATGACGGTCGGTCAACGTTACTGATACAGCCGGCATATCGTTGTGATAATCTGCTACTGGAATAGCCATATCATTGTTTCGAACGTACACACCACCCAACTCGTATTGCCAACTATCTAGTACGAATACACCGTTAAACTCTGCCGAGTCATCTTGCGTGTTTGCGTCCAAGATTTCGACATTTTTCTTGTTTACCCATGAATAGATGTCATCAAGCAACACGCGGTCACCATCAACTTCTAACACCTTGTGTGGCACACCCTTAATGAAGTCTGGGATAGTTTCACCAGTCGCATAGTGTGTTGCGCTGAAGTTAACCTTTACGGTCATTCCCGCTGCAATATCTGACTTTGGAGTGTTATCAGCTTCCTTACCGGCAACCACAGCTGGCGTGTCCGTGTTTGGCTTGCTAGGATTACCGTTCTTGTATCCATTATCAGTGATACCAGTCAGGTCAATATCACCATCCAATCCACCATCAATGTATGATGCCGTGAATTGGAACAATTGCACGTTGTCAAACGAAGGAAAGTAATTGTAGTTTGGCGTTGGCGTAACGTTGTAATCAGGATACTCGGCCAACCACAATGCGTACGAATTAGCGATACGTTGCAAATCAGTTGAATCTTGCAAGTAGTTCTTATATCCGTAAACCATTGGTGTGTAACCAGCGTCCTTGATGCGTTGCAAGGCATGCATGATTACGTCGGTATTCTGTCCTCCACTCTCAACATCAAGCGCAACGATTGACCCCTTTGGCGTTTGTACCTTTGGTAAGAAGTAATCAAGCACCGCATCAGCTGTGGCATAGTCTGTAATGTCCTGCCACCACACATACGTGTGTGCACGCTTGCCCTGGGCGACTGCATATTGCACTTGCGTGGCATAAGTAGATTGATCATAGATATACCCGTGATAACCACCAATTTGAGCGATGGCAAATTTATCATGGCCATATCCAAACTTACCTTGTGAACCTTGGTAGATTGACCAATCAACACCCTGGTCGCCTTCGGCAGCATGTACTGATGGTACTGATCCCATAATTAAAAGCGCCCCAGCCGAAGCCAAAGCGCTTTTTAGCAATTTATTCATGTGTTTCCGCCTCATTCATCTTTTTAACAGCCCATTCAATTGCCTCATCAATCTGCTTAGCAGTGAACAAATGAGCCTTGTCAGCCTTCATCAGATAATCTGTAATCGACTTGATTGCTTGTGCTTTTTGCAACTGGCCACCGTCGAAGGTCACCTGAGCCCAATTCACTGCACTTTCTGCAATACCTAACAAGAGTGTGAGCCTCTTATTGCGGGCAAATCGTGCTGATAGCCAACCAATGGCCAAAATTAAAAGCGCTGGTAAGATTCCACTCCCCCACAACGCTTCTACAAAGGTTATTAAGTTATTCAATTATCATACCTCCTTGTGGCTAGGCATTACGCTTAGCTTCGTGTGCTACTTATCGTTTTTATTGAACAACGTGTGGATCTGTTCACCGTGGGTAGCTAGAGTAACATCATGTTGACTAACATGTTTACTAAGCTCGTCAATTTCTATCTGACTTTTCGCCAGCGCCGTGTTTAGTGCTCCAAAGTTTCCGTTTAATTCACGAATTTGCGTACTCAACGGATTAACTATCCACACTCTTACAACTGCCATTAAAACAGTAACCACCGCGCCACCCACTGTTATCCACCCGACAATATCGTGTGGAAATGCCATGTTATACCTCCGTTGTTTTTGCCGGAACTTCTGCGATGAGCGCTTGAATTTTCTTCTTAGCTGCTGCCTTGATGTCATCTTCTGATGATGTCGAATTAATACCGTCTTCTGGCGTCACCTGCAAATTACCGTTTAGACTATTCGGAAAAGTGCCTGCGTTAAATGAAACTGATGCGTACTTCAACGTTAACTTACCGTCAACGAAACCAAATTGTAAATCTCCAACTGTCATATTCATGATTATTTCTCCTCTTCTTTTGCTTGTTCTTCTGCGATTCGTACATTAGTCTTCATCTTGTTGGTCCTCCATTGGTTCTGCTAATTGTGCATGCAAGTTTTGCACTTCTGCTTGTAACGTATTCACCTGTGCCTTTAGTTCGGCATTCTCAATCGCGCGTGTCGCGACTTCCAAACCCAACGTTTGGATAATTTGCTGATTTTTATCCATTGATTTTCCTCCTAAATTCTAACCCATATTAACGTTATACCAGCCAGATGCTGTTCCGTTGCTATTAAATCCGGTTGGTATAGCTGCGGTTCTAATACCACCAAAAGCCTTGATGATTTTTGTAAGGTTGATTGCAGTTCCATTTGAAGACAAATAAATGTCAGAACCTGCATAAACAAAATAAGCCGAAGCCGCACCGAAAGTTGGATAACTCCCCCCGTTTAAATTTGACGCCCTTACAAGCAAATTGTCGTTTGTACCTTGCATTTTAATTCCGCCCCTTATTTCTATCGGGTTACGGAACGAAACGTTATCTTCAAAATTAAATCCTTCAATTAGTCCCGGAAGATTAGATGGAACGGCTCCAGATCTGAACCAACTCAATTTTGTTGAGTATGGATTACCTGCATAATTCTGCGCACCCCATGCCATGAAATCGCCGGTTGATTCAAGCCCGAAATAAAGCCCCTTTTTTGATGAATCTTGATATAAGTCATTAACACCAATTCGACCAATCGAACGGTTTGACTTATCAAACTTCATTCCGTCTTTGTCAAAAACAGTGGTTGCCAAACCTGCGCTAACGGTCATACCGTCCGAATCAATCGAAGTAGATCCGTAACGTCCGTCCCAATATGCTCGTATAAAGTTCGCAACATTACCTGTAATTTTATTTACATCTAAGTTAATGATTTTAGATGAGTCTACTGACAAATCTGCAATTTGCGCACGCCCAATGGTCGCATTCTTTATTACTGCACCGTCCAGCCAAGACTTACCAACGGCAGTCACTTCACCATCCAAAAAAATGTGCTTTCCTGTAAGCATCAACCCAGATTTATCGGCGTTGATTCCGCTGATAATATTACCGATATTGTCGGCAAGTGATAGTGAAAAGCTATCTGAAAACAACTGCAATGCCGTTTGCCCAGAAACATCTGGTGTGTATGGCAATGCCTTCGATCCCACATTCACCATTGGCAACGCGAAGCTAGTCGGCCCGGCTGCAATTCGGTTAAGAAGCGATACTTGCATGTAAGCAACGCCGCTAGGGACTGTCATGTTCTCAACTTTAGCCATTACCCAGCCACTAGCACTACCGATGCCCACGTTACCGCCTTGCGACACTCTGTTGCCGGACTTGTCGACAAACCAAATATCCAATCGGCCAGCGTCATCATTTCGTCCATTATTGTTTATCATCACGGATGCCGACAGAACCTGACCGGGCGATACCGGGATATTTGAATGCCAGAATCCTTGCCACGCGGCCGTTGACGTCACTGAAATACCGTTATTACCGGAATCAAAATATCCAAACTTAGTAATAGTTCCTGTTGCTTGTCGAGCACCCGGCCACTTGTTATTGCCGCTGTCTTCGAATCGACTGAACGTGAATAAATTGACCCCGCTCACTGACGCCATAATTGCATTCGAGGCTTGCGTCAAAGCAGATTGATATCCAGTCGTAACTGACGTAACCTGCTGGTTGATCAATGTAGCCATATCAGTTCGAACTGCTTGATCACCATTTTTTCGGTCTGATATTTCTTGTGTCAAACCGCCAGCTGTTACCGTCTGCTTAGAAGTAAGTTCTTTCGTTGCGTTTTGAACTGTTGTGACAGCTCCTTCTGCTGTAAGCAAACGTGTGGCAATTCCTGTTTTCGGATTGTTTACTGTCTCGTACAATCCATCAGCAGTTAACTTAACTTTTGCAATATTACTGTCAATATCTTCTGGTGCTGGCGTCCAATCTGTTGGTGTATTACCTGTTTCCAGCTTTGGTAACTTAATATAAACGTCTAACGGGCTATTTGTCGTGTCAAAGTACATTACTATCGTCTTATACGGAGAGTTACCAATATGCCCTGTTTGGCTAATTCGTGACCACTCGCTTCCAACAGTACCTTTGATGGGGCTTCTATCACTCTGTTCTATGCCGAACTGCACAACGTTACCCGTGCCTTTAATATCGGCACTATAAGACCAATCCGAGTTATTAGGTACTTTACCTACGGCATAATTAATAATATAAATACCAAGATTACCACCAACGCCCTGTGGTGCTACAATATGCCACATATTGGTAGTGCTATCGAAAGGTTCGGTCGTCACCACCGCACCGCTATTTGCGCCATAATTGTCTGCCAATACCCTAGAGTTTAGGTAGAGATTTCTACCACCAACTGCTAAGTTATTTACCTTTGTAACCGTAGCCTCAAATCCATTCGCACGTTGTTGCAATGTACTGATGTCGCTTTTCAAAGCGCCAGTTGCACTGTTCAGTTCCGTCTTGCTTGCGGTCAGCTTGATGGCATCAGAGTTTGCCTTGATATTTGTTTCGGCAGCAGTTACACGCTTATCGTTTGTTTCTTTGTAGGTTCCAATTGTCTGTGTAGCTGTGTCAGCTGTTTGCTGTGCTTTATCGACACTGGTGGTTAGATCACCAGTTTTCTTGTCGTAATCTGTTTTTGCAACTTTTGTATTAATTGCATTGGAATTTATAACTATATCGGCCTGTGCTTTTTCAATACGCCCGTCAGCATCTGTTTTGTAGTCATTTATTGACAATGTTGCTTGATCAGCGGTTAATTGTGCCTTTGCTGTTGCACTAGACAAATCTTCCGGTGCAGGCGTCCAGTCAGTTGCAATGTTACCAATCTCCAACTTTGGTAGTTTAATATATACATCTAAAGCAACGTTAATACTATTAAAGTAAATAATAATTGCGTTTGTTCCAGTAGCTGTTCCTGTTGAAGAAACTCTAGTCCAGTCTGAAGGAACATTTCCAGTAGGACTGTTAAATGGGTTCGATCCTTCTACGCCAATGTGCTTGTCATAATAGACACCGGTACCCTTGATGTCAAAGCTGAACGCCCACTGTTGCCCTTGTGTAATTACATTGCTGACGTTATTAACCTGTGAAAAATATATACCCGCATTTCCAGAACCGCCTTTAGGTGACGTTATATGCCACATGTTAGTGACGCTATCATAAGAAACTTTAGTTGATGTTGCAGATGTATTATTGCCTACCACCCATGTTAAAAGTTTAGAGTTCAAAATACAATTTCGTCCACCAATAGCCAAGCTATTAACCTTATTAACCGTTGCATCAAAACCGTCTGCACGTTGTTGCAGTGTACTAATATCGCCAGATTGTTTCCCTTGAACAGTTTGCAAGTCGCTTACAGTTTGCTTAGTTCCGTTGACGTCTGATACAATCGAATTCATTTTTTCGTCTTGTGCGCCATCTTTTTGTTTAATCGAAACAATGTCGGTTTTTGCTTGGTTAGCAGTTTGTGTTGTCGCGGTTAAGTCTGTTTGCAGTTGTCCCGTTTTGGTGTTGTATTCCGTTTGTGATACCTTTGTAGATAAACCATTAAGCGCCTGTGTAGCGGTTGTTTGTGCTGTGCTTATTTTGCCGTCAGCGTCTGACTTATTTTTTTGGATAGTAGCTGTCATGGAGTCGGTTGTTGACTTAAACTCTGTTCTAACAACCCCATCAGCGCTTGTCGCAACAGCAATAGCATCCGACTTTGCTTGACTGGCATATTGACTCGCTTTTGAGTTCGCTTCACTAGCCATCGAAGCTGTTTGACTAGCTTGGCTTGCAAAACTACTAGTGAAGTCCTTTTTAGCCGCATCAAGTGCGCTCTGTGCGTTTTGGGCGGCAGATTGACCAATGGAAACAGCCTTAGAATTAGCGTCAGCAACAGCACTATTAGTATATGCTGTCGCTTGGTCAGCGATATTTTGTTGGCTCTTAGTCAGTTCATCTGACTTTTCGGCTAGTTCATCAGCAAGACTGTTTGTCGCTTCTGCTTGCGTGCTATTCAACTTGTCAGCATATGCAGTAGCGGTATCGACTGCATTCTTAACTTCATTAGTAATGCGTTCCTGTGTTTGAGTATCAACTACATCAACCCAATCACCATTTTTGAATACCTTAATCCCAGAGTTTTCTCCATCTTCCCAGTACCATGTGTCACCTTCTTGCGGGTGTGCTGGTGCATTACGACCAGAGTATATTGAGTTCTTACCATTGGCGCTGATAACTGCCTGTGTGGCTTGCTCCTTGACCTCCGTCACTTTATCTTGCAAGTCGTTCAACGCGTTCTTGTTACTATCTGCCCAGCTTACCTTAGCTGTTCCAATTGATAGCTTGGTAACACGTTCTGCCACCGGATCATAGTGCAGTTCATTAACAATCGCTGTTACGTTAACACCAAATTCAGGCACATAAACTGTCACGGTATCAGTAAGGCCGATTGTTTCTAACTTTGCGAACTTGTCGGCATAATCTGCACTATCTTGTAGGCTTTCTACTTCAACCTCAACCGTGACTTCTGGCAAATCTTTTCCAGTATTAGCCGACTGAACAAACCAGTCCGCAGCAAACGCATTAATCTTCGCTTTGATTTGGTCGTCAGTGTCGCCTTCGTAAACTTTAACGTCTTGTGATACATCAACCATCTTCGAATAAACGAGTGGATAATTACCCATTCGTGAACTTTGAACTGTTGCGCCCTCGATTGTTCGTGAAACATCAGTTGAGTTAACGGTTACCGTCGGAACGATTTCAGTCGTCAATTTGGACACATCAACCGTGTACTTCAATCCGGCAATATTTTTACCCAAACGGAACGTCGCAACATTGTCACGTCCGCGTCGATTGAACATCGCCACACGACGATTTTCACGCTTTAATTCACCACCCCAAATTTGCAAGAATGAACCTTGAGTTCCAGCGATTGCCTCCATCGGGTTAACGTATCGAAGTTGAGACTCGCTTGTGTGCGTGATGTCTGAGTAGAACGTGAAAATATGTGGATGCAACGTTGAGTTTTGAATGGCCGTCATTGCGGCCTGACCATCACCCAACATGTGAATTGTCTTTGATAGATTATTCGTTAAATCATATGTGATTGAATCAGCCTCAATCATCACCGCATAGCCAGTAATATCCAACGCTACCGAAACAATGCGAAAAGCGTGATTATCGTCCAGTGGTGACGGCTTAGCAAGGATAATATTGCCTTCACTGATATCGGCATAATGTTGCCCGTTTACCGGATAATATGCCGTTAAGTTAAGCAATCCATTTCGTTGTTCGTGAATATCGACGTCGTACAGGTCCACTAGTTGACCCAAGCCGTTATTCAAAAAATCAATTTCATCACTTGAATATAGAATCGGTGTCATAGTGTCCTCCATCTCATCTCAATTGTTGCGGTGCCTGCGCTCAATTTCACAGTATTAGCCCCTGGTTTCAACACAGGGAACGGCCCAATTGCCATTTTCGCGTTTTCGTTGACCATTACACCGCTGTCTACACGCCACACGTTCTGCATAGCGCTGTCTAGCTCGATTGAGCCACTTACACCAGTGAACTTATAAACTGTGCCGTTAATCGTCAGATTGATAGCACCGCTACCGGTAATCTTGATGTATGGCTTAGCGGGTGAAAGCGTCGGGTTGGTCAATGTTGTCTGCGTTGTTCCAATCGGGCCAGTTGGTGCCGGATAGACGTACTTATATGGCGCCGCACTCAACGTCACAGCTACTTCACGATATGTTGAGTTGATACCTTTACGTGTCACCTCAGCTTCACCAGTGCGAACGACCTGATACGTGTAGTTCTCATCTGAATACAAACGCAAATCAACATACTTGCCAGTATCTAGCGCTGCCAAGAATTTTACGATATGCTGTCCGACGCTCGCACTAGGCTTGAACCCTACTGTGAACTTAATTGTGCGGTTCTCATAAGCGTTATCGTCAAATAAAATAGCCCGATCAATACCGACCGGACTAGTGTTCAATGTATGTTTACGTTCAGGAATAGTGATTTCTGGGAAGCTGGTAATAACCGCTTGGATGTCCTCACTATTCAACTGTCCAATTATAAAACTTCCCTTGTTCATCCTATGCTCCTGTTACACGGGCCTTTGCAGCTTGTGAACGTGTAATACCGTCCATTACTGCATCCCTAATCTTGTTTATTGTTGCTGGCGTTGTGTCTGCATTAACTTGGATGACAATTTGAGTACCACCCATCTCACCACCAAGCGCATCAACAATACCTTTACCAATGCCACCAAGTGTTTTGTCGTTCAAAGGCAATGCTGCTTCGGGACCAGCTTCACCAACACCGTTATAGCCACCATTGGCAGCGAACAAAGTTGGCTTGGTAAAAATACCACCCTTGGCATACCAGTTAACGCCAATCCTTGGAATTTGTCCCTTCAATGGGTTAAATGATCCAGACAAACTAAAGTGCGGCAGTGGAATGTGCGGAATTGAGATTGACGGGAACCTTAGACTGAAATTGAATAACCCCTTAATACGATTAACAATGCCACTAACCACGTTCAATACTCCATTCAATACGTTTGAAGCTGCGTTCCTAACGCCATTAAAAGCCCCCGACGCAATACCGCCAAGACTATTCAGAACGTTTGATATAGTGCTTCTAATGCCATTAACAATATTGCTAATCGCAGAACGAATACCATTCCAAATTGAACTAGTCGTTGATGAAATGCCGTTCCATACACTAGAAATAGTCGAACGAATACCATTGACGATATTTCTAATCGTTGATGAAATGGCGTTGAATACGTTCGATATCGTTGAACTAATTGCATTGGCGACGCTGGACACCGTTGAACTGATTGCGTTCCAGACAGTAGAAAATACATTTTGAATGCCAGCCCACAACCCAGAAAAGAACGACCCAATTGCTGTAAACACAGTCGTAATCGTATTTTGAATTTCAAAAATTGCATAATTAATAGCAACCTTGATTGTTGCCCAAACTGTATCCAGCCACTCAACAATCGCTCCCCAATTCTGGATAGCAATCACAATCGCCGAAATCGCTGCAATAACACCAGCGATAATACCCACAATTGGTAGCAATACACCGGCACCAAACGCACCGACAACTGTTGCGATTGTAGTAATTACTGGCATCAAAATAGCTAGCACCGCTAACACAGCCCCGATAACACCAATAATCGCTTGAATAGGCCCTGGCGCATTAGCAATTGATGTTACTAGTTGTGAAATAAAATCAATTACTGGTGCTAACTGAGAAACCAAGTTCGCAAGCGCATCTTTCAATTGATTGATTGACGCTTGCATTTTTTCACCAGGTGTTTTTTTGGCCATTTTATCAGCAGCACCGTTCACCTTTTCGGTTCCGGTTGCGGCTTCAAGCAATGCGGCCGAAGCACCTTGACCCAAATCTTCGAATTGTGTTCCCAAACCTTGTACAGCCGCTTTAGCTTGGTCGGCCGGCATTCCCTTCAAGTCTTTACCAACGGCAGCCATGACTTCAGCTGATGTCGCTTGTCCGTCCTTAAACTTTTGGAAAACGTCTTGCGTAGCCTGACCAAACTGTTGCATTGGTTCATCAAGCTGTCCTGACGTCAAACGAAGTTGGAATTCCTTAACAGCATCAGCGACCTTGTCAGTGTTAAAGGCTCCGTTTCGCATACCTGCGTTCAACACATTAAGCATGTTTCCAGCGCTCATCCCAGCGTCTTGGAATGTTGGTGCATACTCATTGACCGTGTCCAAGAAGTCATCATTCTTGTTCAGTCCGTCTTGTAGACCTTTGGCCACAACATCAGTAGCCTCTTGACCACTAATTCCAAAGCCCTTCATTGCTTGTGAAGCAGCGTTGGTGGCGTCCTTAATGTCAACACCACCGTGCTTTGCAATAGCTACTAACTGGTTAGTTAGATTCGTCAAATCTTGACCGTTTAAGTCTTGAAATGAGTTCTTAACCGTCATGACAGCTTCACTAGCTTCGTTTACATCTTCAACTAGTCCGCTGTTAAACACGCCGTGAACTGATTGAGTTGCCTGATCAGCTTGCGACTTGGTCAACCCCATTGAATTCTGCATCAAGCTTTGTGCGTTGGCAAAATCCATACCAGTATTAAGGATGTCGCCACCGATTTCAGCCGCCTTATCACCAACCTGACCCAAGGCATCTGCCAAACCCATATTTTTGATGTTTTCAGCAGTATCATTAAGCTCATCCATACCTGATTTAGCTTGCTTGAAACCAGCTTCTGCTTGTGCGGCAGCATCACCGCTACCTTCAAGATAGTTCGTAGTGTCTTGCAAACCATTCTTCAAGCGACCCAATTGTGCTTCAGTAGCTTGTACTTCACGTTGAAAACCACGATATTGTTCTTCACCAATATCACCAGCTTTGAATTGTGCCTCCACTTGTGATTGTGCCGACTTCAATTGATCAAGCTTTTGAGACGTAGTTTGAACTGCATTGCTCAATAGCTTTTGTTTTTGTGCAACTAATTCAACATTACCAGGGTCTAGCTTCAACAACTTATTTACGTCACGCAATTCTGCGCTTGTCTTACTGGTTTGTGAGTTGACGTCCTTTAAACTCGACTGCAATCCGGTAGTATTACCGTCAATGTCAATCGTGATACCTTTAATTCGACTTCCCGCCATCTATATCTCCTTTCTAGAACGTATCGAAATCAGCTTGGTTCGCCTTTTTGACAGGTGATTCATTAGACTTAGCGCGTTCATTAGCTTTTGTTTCAGAGTTTGCGTATTCAACGATGTAGTCCATTACCTGACCTAAGTCCATCATGCGTAACTCTTCCCAGGACAAGCCCGATTTTTTAGCAATGTATAAGTAGCTTTCATCATCAAATACATCGTCGGTTTCGTACTCGTCCTTTAGGCTTTTTTTGTCGAAATTGAGGTCATAGCAATCTCGACAATATCTTCCAAAATGTCGAAAATTGGGAAGACTTCAAATCCTTCAAACCACTTGTCATATGGCGCAATGTTAACATCTGCATTCTTGGCGTAAATGTAGGCCATATCTTGTACTAATGTGATGTCCTTGTTGAACAAAACGCCAGCCTTTTCTGCGTCCGTTTCAGCACTAGCCGCCTGTTGAGCCAGCTCCAAGAACTTTCCAAAATCATCAAAGAAATCACGTCCAAATTCATTGCGATAAAAGATTGGTGTAGCACCGGATGAAACTAACGTTATTTCCTTATTTCCAATAGTGATTGCCTTTTGCATGTCATTGCTCCATTTCTATTTTCGATATGTATGCCGGGTTTCCCCGGCCAGTCATTAAACCGTTGGTGCGCTTGCGCCAGGTACGTAAACAGCAGTAAACCAGTCGTCGTACTTAGCAGAGCCTTGTGCAGCCTTACCCTTAATCTTGTAGTCATAAGGGTCTGCCATTGCTGAAAATTCGAACTCAGCAGTTTGTGCGTCAATCTTGTCACTCTTGGTTGCTGAACCATCACCAGCGCGTGAGAATGACACGTTATACAAGACGTGTCGAACGTGCTTCTTATCTCCTGAAAACTCAAAGGCCATTGCGACCTTTGAACCATGGTTATCAGCATTTTCAACCACTACACCATCGGCGTTCTCAACGTTACCAAACAGCAGCGCTTCAATTTCGGGTTGCAAGTAAAGCATCGTTAGCTTTCCCGTGTACCCTTGGTTGTTTTCTTCCTTGTCGTAAATAATATCGTCAGCATGGACTTCCAAAGCGTCTCCGTTTGGATCCAATGTCAATTCAGTTGCTCCACGCCAAGGAACAGGTGTTCCGTACGTCAATTTAGTACCACTGTCTGTAATTTCAAACAAATGCACATTGCGCAAACCGTACTTCACCTTGTTGGTATCATTCGATTTTGTCATCTAAATCTTCTCCAATCAATTGAATTAAGAAAATCGTCTCGTGCATGTCTTCTGACTCGATTGGTTGGTCAGACTTTGCATAAACGATTTCTTGTGAACGCAAAAAGGACTTAACCGCTCGCTCAAGCTGTAAGTCCTTCTTGTCTGTGTATAGCTCAATAGTCACGTTAATGACTTCTTGATAGTTTTCATCATCTGCAAACGCATCCTCGTTGTCTTCTGCGTAATACACAGCGAACGGTGTACCTGGTGCGTCACCTTCCGGAAATTGATAATAGGCAACCGGAATGCCTAGTGCAGTTTTAAGTGCTGCCCCAAACTCATTGAATTGCATCTAATCCCCCAATGCAGAACGAACACGGTCTTCATACTCGCTTGCTACCCACTCATCAACGTCGACAATGTGTGGGAACGCTTTGGTACGTCCACCATTACGCTTGGCGTGACCCTTCTCCAGCAAGTGAGTTAGTTGACCGTCGGTTGCGTTGAAGACAACGTAACCCTTACCGTTCTTCTTCGATTTCCAGCCTTTACGATACTTTCCAGTTTGGTCTTTGAACCCACCAGCCGACCGCAACTTGGTCGCCGCTTCTTTAGCGACTTCCTTTTGCGCGTCTCCCAATTTGTCCTCGACTTCATCTGTAAATTGTGCCAATGCACGCGCGATTTCAGCGCCTAAGTCATCAATGCTTGCCATCAGTCAAATCCTTTTGCAAATACAAGGTAGTGCGATCACCAGACATGGTAGTTCGGTAAACCTTATACCGTTGTCCGTTGAACTCCACCGATTCTTCTCCTGAATAGTCAATTGAGTTGATTTGAAATGCCAAGTCGGCTCTCAGGCCAGCTTGCCCAGCCAAACTAAACTCATCACGACCAACAGTGAAGGCATTAGCATATACCTTGCGCGCCGTAAAAGTTTCAACTGGTTGCAATAACTCATCTTGCGTATACGCTGCGCTTAACAGCGTTAAAACTTGGTCATACTTCATCAGTTCCACCCCCATATTGGGAATGAAACGACAAACTAGTTTTCAACTTCTCGTATCGGTCTAGAAACTTCTCTGAATCAGGATTGTCATAGCCCCAATGCGCCTTAACATAAAGCGTGATAGCTTGCCGAATAATGACCGCCTTAGAACTAGCGAACTCGTCCGACACCAAACCATCAATATTGAGGTCGGCACGCGCTGCTAAGATAAGATCGTTCACTTCGTTTTGCAAACCCTCGTCAGTTGTGGTTGAGCGCAACGCAACCATGATGGTATCGAATAATTCATCTCGTTCCATAAGTGCCACCTTTAAATCAATGCAAGCAAATCTGACTTCTTAGCGTCATCGGCATATTCAATCTTGTTTTCGTCCAAGTGAGCCTTAATTTCCGCTACCGTATTATTTTCAGTTGGCTTTTCAACGGTTTCTCCCACAGTTTCGTTAACGTCTGATTGACCATCTTCAACTGATTCGTCTCCGGCCTGCTTTTCATCAACTACTCCGATGAAATCACCAGATTTCAACTCAGCGACACGCTCGTCAGTCGGAAACTTTGGATATTCATCACCAGCAAAATATGAAATCTTAGTGTGCTTGTCGATAAAATCAGACTTTACAATAAACTTGTCCATGTTATATCAGTCCTTTCTTATGCTTCTGCAGCGATTGATACCATGTAACCAGCGTCGGTATCGGCAGCTTTAACGTCAAATCGAATAACAACGCGTGGAATGCGTCCGTATACATCGTTGTCTACCCATTCGATAGCGACGTCCAAACGGTCAGCAAACAAAATTGCTCGGCGCAAATCACCAACCCACAGCTTCTTAGTACCAACGGTGTCAGTTGATACGAATTGGTTGTCAGCAATCACGTTAACTGGCAACCCAAACAATGACTTACCGGCTGGTGAAGAGATTTGGTCTTGCAACAAGTAACGGCCTTCGTTGTCCTTTGTCTTGTCCAACTCGTTGTACATTGATTGCGTCATAACAAACGACTTGTTGTAAGCGGGGTCCAATGAAACGTTAACGATATCCTTCAACCCATCAACAATGGCCTTAGCAGGGACTGACTTAGCTGTAAATGAAGCCAACTTCGTAGCAATTGCAGCGTTCGTCGTGTTCGTCTTGATAGTTTGAATGTGTTCAGCGACCAATTGACCCAAATCAACTTGTGCATCGTCCAAAGACTCTTGTGAGATTGGCAAAGCACCACGGTAGGTAACAATTTCCCATGCAACTTGCAAGAATTGTGGCTTAGCCAAATCAGGGTTGGCTTCCAATTCGGCAACTGATGGAATGGTAGTTGAAGCACGCTTTAAGATTGGGTACTTACCAGACGCAGTTGAAACCTTTGTCTTTTGAACCAGAGAAGCCAAATCAACAACCGTTTCCAACTTCAAAGTTGGGTCGTAAATGATTTCTTCTGGGATAAGTGAACCGGCGTCAGTTGACTTCAAACCTTCACGCTTCTCACCCTTTGAGCGCATGAATGCGTTAAATGCTGAACGTTGCTCAGCTTGCTTGTCTTGTGAAGTCTTAGTTACTTCAATTGGCATTGATCGTTCCTCGTCTTTCTTTTCATCATCACTGGCACCATTGGCCGGTGCTTCGTTTTCATCTTTGTTGTCTTTTTCTGACTTGTCATCAGCCGGCGCATCATCTTCCGCGTTGTCCTCGGATACAGAAGAACCCGCATCAGGGGTTGAGCTTGCGCTGTCGTCCGGTGCGGGTTCCTTAGCTTCTTCTGGTTGTGCATCTTGCAATGCTTGCAAGTCCTTAATATCATTTTCGATTTGCTTTACTGCATCCATTGCAGATTGTGCATCATCTGCCGTTGCATTCGGGTCGTCGATTAGCTTTTGAGCTGCATCGATTGCATCTTGCAACGCCGTGTTCTTTGCTTGAACACTCTCATCTAGTGTTGCCATTAGAATATACCGTTCCTTTTCTGAATTTGCGCCAGCGTTACAGTGTCCTGCAAGCGTTGACGAAGTGAATATCCTTGAGCACGTTGTGCATCACGACTAGCGATTGCGATTGATGTATCATCATACGCCGGCAAAGGTGTGATTGTAATTTCGAAAACTTGGTCAATCTTCGTTACGTGTCGGATATCAGGTTGACCAGGGTCATTACTGAACTCCCACGTATCTTCGGCAGCAGTGAACATGAAACTCATGCCCTTGATATTGCCAACTCGGATATTCTCCAAGACGTCGTCAGCAAGCGTTGTATTTGGCAACGTTGCTTCAAAATACAAGCCGGTATCATCAACTTTCAACTTCAACGTGCCGGCATCTACGCGTGCCAATGGTTGATTAGGGTCGTGTGCATAAACTAGATATACACCGCTCAAATCAACGTCTTTCAACGCGCCCTTGTCGATATACTCAATGAAGCCAATGTCGTTAGATGGCTTACCAAATACGATTGGATAACCAAACACCTTGCGACTACCTTCTTGTTCGTCAGCACGGACTTCAACACTAAGGCTGCGTACTTCCTGATTGTTCATCGGTTGTCTCTCCTTCCTTCAGCGTCTTTTCAAGCTCAGACTTGGCAACAATGTCATCCGTGATTAAGTCCGATTGACTCTTCAACAAAGCTTGTTGTGCCATCTCTGGCGACAAAATGGCTTTATCTACCAAGAAGCCAACGCGTTGTTCAATCTGACTACCGTCCAAGTCAGTCGCCCGGCGAACGTCTGGAACAACATTCACACCTAACTTTTGCTCCAATTCTTCAACAACTGGTGCTAAGTACCGGGCGAAAGTTTGGTTATAGTCAGCACGGACTTGGTCAGCATTAGAGTGTTCACTTTCACCACCCAACATATTGACTGGTAACAAGAACGCCTTTGCAATCTGCGTTCTGGTGAAGTCAGTAGAAGCCAACAACTTTGCAATGTCTGTTTTAACTTCCAATTGTTGGTAGTCGAACAAATCGTCCAGTACCAATAAACGCCCAGCATTGTCGCCTGACTGCGCATCTTCGAATGCCGTTCGCACTGCCGCGCGTTCTTCTTCACCCAACTTGGCACCCTTAGCCTTCAAGATTGAAGAAGGGTTAACCGCTTGCTTCAGTGAAGCCAAACTCAAACGACGTGAGTTTGCTTGCAAGTCCAACTCATTGCGCAAAGCCAATAGCGGACTTTGCCCCATCAACCCGCCGTTCATTGATAACCAACGCAGATGGATAATGTCGTTAGCATCAACGTTTTTCAACTCATCTTCGTTTCGATTATCAAACCGTAGATCATATGTCATTGTCTGACCGTCATCTGACAACCAAGGCGTGACGTGTGACGGTGACACGAATTCGAAATACTCGCGTCCGTTGTTATACTTCTTGTCCGTTCGGCGCAGCGCGTATGCGTTACCATCCAACAACATTTGAACAACCATTGATTGAAAGAAGTTGAAACGGTTGGTCAGTCGTGACGGATGCGTCAATAACCAATCAACTTGTTCGTCTTTTGCGTGAAAGTACACACGGGCAATGTCGGTAGCAATGATGTTCACTGCCGTCCAAACGTCGCTATTACGTATTGCTTGTTCCGCTGATAAATAACCATCCGTGAAGAACAGACCGCCATTAACGATTGATAACGCGCGCGGATTACCTGAACCACGAATGGGCACAGATCGTTTCTCAAAAAACATGTGCTTCTCCTATCTCATGAAATAACTGATTGCCAACAAAGCTAGGCCAATGACAATCAGGCCCAACCACGGGGCAATTAAAAAGGCGCCTGCCGAAATCGACAAAGCGCCAAGAACTGATAAAACGTCCGATAGTAAACCTCTAATTTGCATGTTAGAACCCAAAACTTTCCGATTTGATGTAGTTTGCAATCTGCTCGTCATTCATTCGTGAGTAATCACTCACGCTAGAATTAGCGCTAAATGACTCGAAGTGATAAATTGCATCGTACAGCGCGTCAACTATTGCGTCGACAAGGTCAATTTTGTAAGTTGCCTTGTTCTTATCAATCTTGATTCCATTGTTATCCGAAACAACAACTGCGTTCATCAATGACTTCTCCATCATTGGGTCGTCTAATCGTGTTACACGTTCTTCAACAAAGCTGTCTTGAAGCCATTTTGTCGGCTCATTCAACGAAATTGTTCCTTGTCGCACACCGACCATGTTCCAAGTTGTCGCTTCATCAATCGCTTTAATCAGCGCATAAGTGTGAGCCGCATCATAAGCGAACTCCAGTACGTTTAGGTTGAACTTATCAACAAAATCCATTAACCAAGTGAAGATGAACTCATTGTCTATCAAGCCCTTTTCGTGTTGCGTGACGTGAGCGAAACCAAGTTCTTCCATTTGACGATAATTGATTCCATCTTGCTTCTCTTTAGTCTCAATTGACCCGGCCTTGTGCCACGGAATAAACGAGTGTTGGTAGATATGCCATTTCTTTTTCCCATCAATCTCATACGGGAACACAAAGGCAAGAGCAGCATCATCGGAAGTCATAGAATTGTCGAACCCGATATATACGTCTCTAAAGTTCATGTCAAACCCAGCTATAACCGCGTTTTCCACCTCATCCAATTTGAATGCTGCATTTTGCTCTGCGTTCAACCACACATTCATATTCTTAACCAAGAAATCGTTCAACTTACCTTCTGCCATCTTGGCGTTGCGTTCCGAAATCAATCCGTTCAGCAACTTATTGTGCTGTCCAGGAAGGCCCAACAATGGGTTTGATTTAACCCACTCGTCAGGCTCGAATACTTCATCTGGGCTGTCTTGCGAGAACACTGCCATGAAGTAATCGTCCAATTCACCTTCGTTCTTCTCAATTGCTTCTGTAACCGTCTTAATATCCTCACGCAATGGTGCGTTAGGGTTTTGATAGGCAGTTGAGATTTGGAAAAACAAAGCTTCTTCTTGCTTAATTTGTCCTGATGTAATCTTTCCAAACGCATCACGGTCTCTTTGGTCGCCAGCTTCGTCAAAGATGGCAGTGGTCGCGTGATACGAGTCAAACTTTCCACCTTCTGCCGAAATGCGAACGATTTGATTGCGTTGTTTTAAGTTGAAAATATCCATAAAGCGCAATGTGACATCCGCCTGCATGCCTTTGAAAATTGTTGCAAGCATTCGTTCAATCGTGCCGGATATGTAGTTGAATAATTTCTTGGTTTGGTCGGATGTATTAGCGGCAGCAATGATATCTTGATTGTTCTTATCACTTGATTGAACAAAGAAGTCATAAGCTGCCAAGATAGCCGCCAAATATGTCTTACCTTGACCACGCGCAATCGAAACAATCGCACGTCTGAACCGCTTACCGCCTGTTTTGTTGTTTCGCCAAGCGATAACTGACCCTAAGATGAAGATTTGCCAAGGCATTAACGGCATTGGCTCCCCAGTATCTGGATCAGGAACCCTTGATGCGAACATCAGAAAGCCTTCAAGAATATTTGCGTCGAAATGATAAGGAAAATTGTCTGTATTTTGTCGTTTCAGGTCTCGCAAATGCCGATTAGCTGCCAAAATAAGCAACTTTCCGGCTTTAATTTTGCCCGTTACAACGTCTTTGGCATATTGCGTCACAGCGTCCATTACTTTTCCCCCTTAAACATCTTGATAATGTCCTCGGAAGCATCAATTTCAACTGGTGCAACATCCTTCGGCAACAGTCCATTCAACTCTTTCACCAGCGCAGTCCAGCGATTGATAACCGATACATAAGACTTTTGCGCTGGGTTTTCTCGCATCATCCTCTGGCTACCATTCTCAAACAGAACGATCGGTCCATTTTCAATGATGTCTTCTTGCAGAGTTTGAAGATTAACGGTGGCGAATGCTAGTTGGTCAACAATAGCTTTCTTAACGTCCTCTTTTTCTTCGGGAACGTCAGAAAACGCCTTGTTGAAATATGTTTTTGATTTAGCGACATGCGCTTTGAATTCTTTCGGGCTAATTTCTGACACCCCCCCTCATACGAAAAATTGGCTCGCTATGGAAAACGAGACTACTGCATCGGTTCTTCTTGGCCTAAACATAGGCCCCCTATCAGACGTCGAAATGGCAATTCTCAGCCGTTTTAAACGCAAAATCGAGTAAATGATAATCTCTCACCCGAACAGCGTCAGAATTGATTTTATTGCGTTGTCCAGTACCATAATAAGATTGTTCCCACTTAGTCTTCATGTTGTGGTGCATGTTGCATGCAGCCACTAGGTTGTTCATGTCTAAGCTAAGCTCTGGTGCTATCTCACGCGGAACAATGTGGTCAACCATGTCGGCTGGTGATGTTGTACCAACTAATTCACAGTATTGGCAGAGACCATCGTCACGTTCCATTACTGCTTGTCTTGTCTGTTTCCATACTGGCTTACGATAGAACGCATTACGTTCTGCACGTTCTGTGTCTGCCTTGCGCTTGTGGTCATATTGTCTATCAGCCATATGATCACGAGTTACTTCTCTCTGATGAACACCACAGTATCTTTGACCTACCGGAACCATAGCATGACAACCAGGTTCAGCACATCGATGTAGTCGTTGTCCCATAGCATTCACCCTTTTAACTGCAAAATAAAAAGGCTACCCGATTGGATAACCTTTGTTGTTTATATGTATGTGGAACAGGAATGAGCAATAACAAAATTAAGAAATAAGAGAAATTCATACAACTATTTTTCATCTGTTCCACACTACTAATTATGCCCCATATATCAGTCTAAAACGGCTCTAAGCTGGAATTAATGTGGATCGAAAGTGGGTGGTAGTTAAGCTCTCTCCTAACCAAATACAAACGACTTCTTTGAAATCATCTCGCCATGCCCTAACAGTGCGCTCATCTACGTGTTCATTTAGCGCAATCTTTGCCCACGTTTCATTGCGTCCATACTTAGCAACCAGCACACGCTTACGACAATCAATAGTCGTACTTAGCATCATCTCAATCATGTCTTTTTGATACTGCAAGCCTTTTAAATACCTGTCGTTTTGTTCACGTATCATAGATGATTCAACTGCATTGTTGTAATCGTTCTGCTTACGTCCGCCACCAATGTTTTCGTCAGGTGTGCGATCAAAATTATATTTCAGTTCTAGCTTGCGCATTTTCATATTCATTTCTAAGCGCCCCGTAAAATAATAACTCAATAAATGATCTAATTTATCAGCCATTTCGCACACCTCCAAGCGTTTTACTATTCCATTATTATACCATGTAACCAACACATTCTTAAATGGAATAGTTAGAATAAAATAAAACCGTTACATATTTAAATGCCTACAATTGTTAGACATATAAAATGTAAAGATTATAGGCACTTCATATTCTGTAACGTTTTTATTTTTTCCAAAATATAATTTTTAATTTTTTATCTACATTATCCCTTGGCAATTCCTGAAGTAATATTTTATATATTGTATCTATCTTTTTAGTTACTTCTTTAATCCATTTTTCTTCATCATCTCTATCATACGATTTATGCTTGTCTGTTTGCACCAAAAAATCTTCTAGTTTTTGAATTTCGCTGGTTAATTTCTCAAAAATTTTTTTATGTACAAATTTAAAATATCTTAAATTACTTCGAAGTGATCTAAGGTCATCCCGTAAACCCTCAATACCAGTAATTCCCTTATCTGTAGTGAACTTTATTTTATTTCTACTTTCAGGAATTTTATATAATAGAATTTCTTTGTACAATTCAACTGCAAAATCTCGTTCTCTAATTCTTATATTAAAATTGTAATTTTTCACAAAGGTAATAATTGATAACACAATTGCTGTTAAAGAAAGCCAATCTTTTAATCCCATCTAACTATTACTCCATATCTTGCCATATACCTTCAGTGAGCTTTTTGCTACTACTATTAATTTTTACTATCTTTTGAATATTCTCATATCCCACTTTTCCAATTAAGTTTTCAAAGAATCCTTGCACAAATGAAGAGGCAATATTCTCAATAGTGTCAGGAAAAACGATTGTAAAACCATGTTCTATATCGAATTCACTTATTTTTGATTTAATCTGCTTTTCATATACCTCCATTCCATATTCATATCCTGCCAAACCAGTTAATGTTTTATCACTAAAATCTAATTTAATTTCCGTCATTAATTTCCTCTTTCATAACAAAACTCAAGTTATACGCCGTTCCGTTTAATGTCGTCGCAACATTTGAAAAGCGATCATAAGTAGGAAGTGCTGATAAAAAATCATGTTTATCATTCGCACCAAACCATTCTTCATCTATAGATGCGTAGTCATTCCTTTTAAAATCAAATCTTCTATTTCCGCTTAACAAATAGCAAATATCATTCTCAGAAGCCAATTGCAAAGATTTTATAAGATCTTGTAATCCTTTACCTCCAGCATTAACTGAGGGACGACCTGAAATGTTATTTTGCATTGCAGCTAAGTTCCAAAAGTCAACCTCTTTGTAAGTAGGCGTAAAATATTTCTTGTGAAATTTATAAGCCTCCTTTAGAGCATAATATCTTGCTTCATAACGCCCACTAAAAATAGTGTTCTTAAGAATTTTAGATTTTACTTTATCTGAAAAAAGTATCTCTGAAAAATTAATAATTGATATATTAATCCCATAATAATTAGCATCATCTGTATTATCCTGCTTACCATAAGTTGGAGTTGTAACATGTAGATCAATTAAACAATCCGATTCTCCGTGGGTCACAGCATTACCTACCAATTCAGAAACCACTTTTGAAATTTCATTTACAAAAATATCATTTTTAACTTGTCCTGATAAAAAATTTTGCAAATCTGTTAACAACTTACTTAAAGTATTGTCGTTCTGCTGTTTATGTTTTGGAACTATTCTCCTATAGGTATCTTTAGTGACAGAATACATAAAATTTCTCTTAAATTTTTCAATAGAATACTCATTATCACCAAGAAACCTAAGTGCAGAAAAATTAACTTCATCAGATATAATATTTGACGGTATACTATAATTAAC